GTTGTACCGCTTAAAACTGAAAAGAGAACCAAGGGGGCAATCACAAGAAAAATCAGATACTATGTATCAGACACACCAAAGGCGGGATTCAAACTTCATCCGGCGTTCATTGTAAATGGTCAGGAAAATGATGTTGCATATCTTGCAGCCTTTGAAGGTTCACTTTGGGATGCATCTGCATCAGCATACATTCTTGATGATTCACAGGTTGCTGACTTTGCTGCTGATATGTTATGCAGTATTGCCAATGCAAAACCGCTGTCAGGACTTACACAGAACGCAACCCGTGGCAATATCAGAAAACTTGCTGAAAAACGTGGTACTGGTTGGGAACAGGGTGTTGTTCAGACGGCATCCGCTTCACAGATGCTTATGCTGATTGAATATGCAACCTTCAATATGCAGTCTGTCATTGGTAACGGTGCAGTTTCCAAGACTGATGACGGTAAAACATCCATGACAGAAAATACAGGTGCAACAATCACCCTTGGTAATGCATCCGGTTCAGTTGTAAACGCTAACGGTATTCAGATTGTTTCATACCGTGGTGAAGAAAACTTTTGGGGCAACATTTGGTGGTGGATTGATGGAATCAATCACTATGCGAACGCAACCACAGGTGAGTGTGAAACCTATGTTGCAGATCATGGTTTTGTTGATGACATTAAGGCAGCGCCTTATGAAGATACAGGAATGACCGCAAAGTATGGAAACGGTTATATTTCCGCTTTCTGCTATTCAGAAGATTTTGATTGGTTGTTCTTACCGGGTGAGTTCAACGGAAACACTGCACTTCCTGTTGGTGATCACTGTTGGAATCAGAACGGTACTGGTTGGCGTGTCGCTATATTGGGTGCTCGTTGGAATCATGGCTTGTATGCCGGTGCTTTCTATTGGTATCTGAATTATGGTTCTTCTGATCGTAGTCGGGCTGTCGGCGGTCGTTTGGTGTATCGAAAAAAGGTGGCAGCATAACAGGCAACCAGTAATTCACACAATTTTAGGTAATCAGGATGCTAAGGATGACGATTTTCAAGCAGAAAGACAATAAAAAGACAAAAAACCAATGTCACTAAATTAGGTGCTAATTGGAATAATGGCTTGAATACCAGTGCTTTCTATTGGAATCTGAATAATGCTTCTTCTAATCGTAATCGGAATATCAGCAGTCAGTTAGTAAATGCACAAATATCACTTGAAACACCCCGTCAGAAATGGCGGGGTGTTCTTATAAATCAATGTACTGAAAACTGATTACCGTGCCACTTGGCAAAACATCAAAATACATGGGCTGTATTAGTAGACCGTCACCTGACGGGTTGAAAGTTCGGTTCAGTGCATACAGAAGGGAACAGACAAGCGTGAAACGGTATGGCAATCTTTATGAAAAAATCTGTTCAATGGATAACCTGTATCTTGCGTTTCAACACGCAAAGAAAGGCAAAGGATGGTACAAGGAAGTTCAGCAGATTGAGAAAAGACCATACTACTATTTGGCGGGTCTGCAATGGATGCTTCAAAACCATTTATACAAAACTTCGGAATATGCCACTTTTACGAAAAAGGACGGCAAGAAGGAACGGGAAATATACAAACTTCCATTCTTCCCTGACAGAATTGCACAATGGGCGGTTTTACAGGTGATTGAACCGCAGTTATTAGCGTATTTCACTGATGACACATATTCAGCAATACCAAACAAGGGTATTCATGCAGCATACAAGAAGTTACGGTTGGCGGTTGATACCGTGCCGGAAGAAATGACCTATTGTTTGAAAATAGACTGCAAGAAATTTTACCCTTCCATTGACCATGAAACACTAAAACAGAAGTTCAGACGGAAGTACAAAGACCCTGAACTGCTTGAACTGATTGATGAAGTAATTGATTCAATCAGCACTTGTCCGGCAACGGATGAAAACATTGAATTTTATCGGTCTTGTGGTAATGAAATCAAGATAGTGAAGGTAAACGGCAAGGACTTCATTGAAGGTGTCGGTATTCCAATAGGGAATTACTTTTCACAGTATGACGGCAATTTCTTCCTATCAGGTTTTGACCACTGGATAAAAGAAGTTAAGCGGGTAAAGCACTATTACCGTTATATGGATGATATTTGTATTTTTGCAAGAACCAAAGAAGAACTGCATCAGTTACTTGCAGAAATCAATGAATATTTCATACAGAATTTGAAATTAAGAATAAAAGGCAACTATCAGATATTCCCTTCGTTCATCCGGGGTATTGATTTTGTAGGATACAGGATTTTCTTGAAAGATACCCTTCTTAGAAAATCCACCTGTCAGGAATTTGAACGGAAAATGACCGCAATCAGGAAGAAGATTGAAAGCGGTCAGGAAATGAACTATTCAGAATGGTGTGCAATCAATTCCTATAAGGGTTGGTTGAAATATTGTGATAGCAGCCGATTGTCTGAAAAATATATTGAACCAATTCAGCCTTATGCTGATAGGTACTATAAAGATCATATTAAGAAAGGTGGTAAAAAGCATGAAAGAGTACGGAAAAGTACGCAGTACAAAGCAGCCTGAACAGAAGGTCATTGATGACTATTCAGTTTGGATTGCAGAGAACATCACCCCGGTCACAGAAGCCGGGACAGATGAACAGCCGGGGTTCACTGGTTATGAATATGACCTGACCCAGTACACCAAGGATGAATACATCAAAATGATTGATGACAGGAACGCATCTTTGGAAGATCAGATGACACAGGCACAGGAAGCCATGTGTGAAATCTATGAAATGATGGCATAAGGAAGGGGTGAGAATATGGCAAACATTTATGCAGCACTTATCATCAAGGGTAAGAAGTCAATCAATGATGTTCCTGACAAGATCAGGGATGAAGTCAAACAGGTGCTTATTGATGAAGGACACCCGGAACTGGCAGAAGGTGGTAACTGATGTTGTTTCAGTTCATCATAAAAATTTTATTCAGAAAGGATGTGGAATCTATGGCAGTGATCTATGCAACCCTTATCATTAAGGGCAAGAAAACCTTTGCTGATGTACCTGAGAAAATCAAGGACAAAGTGAAGGAAGTTCTGATTGACCTTGATTGCCCTGAATTAGCAGAGTAATCAACAGACAAGGAAATTAATCACAGGAACAAAAACAACCGCTATATGACCCTTATATGAGGTCACAAGCGGTTGTTTTTATGTTCAGAAAGGACAGAGAAAATGAAACAGACTATTTGCAGTGTATTAGGTGTGATTGGTTCAGCAATCGTATCTTTTTTTGGTGGTTGGGATGCGGGACTTACAACCCTTCTGATCTTCATGGGTCTTGATTATATTTCAGGACTGATTGTTGCGGGGGTGTTCAAGAACAGTCCCAAGACAGACACAGGTTCACTTGAAAGTAAGGCGGGGTGGAAAGGTCTTTGCAGAAAGTGCATGACTCTGATTTTTGTACTGGTTGCGTACCGCCTTGATCTTGTCATTGGCACAAATTACATCAGGGATGCAGTAATTATTGCGTTCATTGCCAATGAAACAATTTCCCTTGTGGAAAATGCGGGTCTTATGGGTTTACCACTCCCGGCAGTTATTACCAAGGCTATTGATATTTTACAGAAAAAGACAGAAAGTGAGGGCAAATAATATGATGAAGGGTATGGATATTTCAAAGTGGCAAGGTGCAGTTGACTTTGCCAAGGTTGCAGCAAGTGGGATTCAGTTTGCAATCCTTCGTGAAGGTTATCGTCAGGCAGCAGATGGCAAGTTCTTTGAATATGTCAACGGATGCCGTGCCAATAACATTCCCGTCAAAGGTGTATATCATTTCAGTTATGCACTCAACGCAGATCAGGCAAGGAATGAAGCAGCATTTTGTATTGCACAGGTTGAGAAAGCCGGACTTGGCAAGGACACAGTGATTTTCTATGATTTTGAATATGACACTGTAAAACAGGCAAAGGAAAAGGGTGTCAACCTTGGTAAGAATGAATGTGTTGCTTTCACAAAAGCATTTTGTGAGTATGTGACCAGTCACGGGTACAAAGCGGGTATTTATTCCAATATTGACTACCACAAGAATATGTATACTGATGAACTGATTTCACAGTATATTTACTGGTTGGCTGATTATACTGGTGATCCTGATTATCCTTGTATGTTCCATCAGTACACAAGCAAGGGTTCTGTTGATGGCATTGCCGGAAATGTAGACCTTGATTATTTCTATGGTGATACTGCACAGCCTGAATCACCTAAGAAGTCGGTGGATGAAGTTGCACAGGATGTTGTCAACGGCAAGTATGGCAATGGTGCTGATCGTAAAGTAGCACTTGAAGCAGCTGGGTACAACTATGATGAGGTTCAGGCAAAGGTCAATGAGATTTTAGGGGTAGACACTACACCAAAGAAATCTGTTGATGAAATTGCACAGGAAGTCATCAATGGTGCTTGGGGTAACGGTCAGGACAGAAAGAACCGCATTGAACAGGCGGGTTATGATTACACCGCAGTTCAGAACAAGGTCAATGAACTTTGCGGAACACCTAAGAAATCCATTGATGAAATTGCAAGGGCAGTCATCCGTGGTGAGTATGGAAACGGTGCTGATCGTAAGAACAGAATCACCGCAGAAGGTTATGATTATGCAGCAGTACAGGCAAGGGTCAATGACCTGATGTAA